TTACATTAGCAACTATGATAGTAGTAGGCGTTGTTGCTAGTTATGGAATGGTGATTCAAAAGTGGGTGGATTGGACAACAACTACTTTAGTGGATTTAGACAAAAGAACTGCTATAATGGAAGTTGAAATGAAACACACGAACGACATGGTCTCACAAAATCACGAGATGTTGAAAGTGCTGATGGAAAATATACAGAAGGTTAGCTATGGCGATCTCAAGAAGCCAACAGGCACGACAGACATCAACTGGACGGAGAAGTAAAGTGGCAAAGAGGCCCGGATTATACGCTAATATTCACGCTAAACGGAAACGTATCAAAGCGGGGAGTGGTGAGAAGATGAGAAAGCCGGGAAGCAAAGGTGCCCCATCGGCAAAAAACTTCAAGCAAGCTGCAAAGACTGCTAAGAAGAGGAAGAAGAAGTGATGTAATGTTTACGGCGTTTGTTCTTATGTGTGCGCAAAACATGTGTTTTGCAGTTGGAGGCCCTTCGTTTCCCACACGAGATCAATGCGTCGGAGACTTTATGCAGAACGGTGTGATATCGCTGCAGATGAAATATCCGGGGTACGAGATTATTGCAGTCGAGTGCCACGAGTGGAAAAAGAAAGTTGAGTCATGACGACATCTGGTTCAAGAGACTTTAACCTCGACGTTGCCGAGGTAATTGAAGAAGCCTACGAGCGTTGTGGCTTGGAGGTTCGCACAGGTTACGACGCTAAAACAGCGCGTCGATCATTAAATCTTATGTTTGCAGACTGGGCCAACCGGGGTTTAAACTTGTGGACCGTGAAGCAGGGTGTGCTTACCTTAACTGCGGGACAGGCGCAAGAAACGCTAACTGCGGATGTGGTTGATTTATTAGAAGTTGTTCTACGTAGAAACGGAACTGACTATGAACTAGACCGAATCAGTCGAGGCGATTACATGACGCTTCCTGACAAAACAACACAGGGTCGTCCAAGTCAGTTCTATTTTGACCGTCAGGTTGCGCCTGTAATTAATATCTGGGCGGTGCCGGAAAACTCTACCGATCAGTTGGTGTACTACTATGTTCAGCGCATTCAAGATGCGGACACACTAACAAACACTACCGACATGCCTTTCCGTTTTTATCCTTGCATGGTGGCAGGGCTAGCTTACTACATGGCTATGAAAAGAGCCCCTGATCGTATTCAGATTTTGAAATCTGTTTATGAGGAAGAGTTCCAACGTGCGGCAGACGAAGACGAGGGCCGGACTCCACTTAAATTGCAACCTAGCATATCGTATTTGAGGGTCTAATGGCATACGCAAGTGGCAAAGACGCATGGGGCATTTCAGACCGCTCGGGTTTTCGATATCGTCTACGCGATATGAAAAAAGAGTGGACCGGGGCTATGGTTGGTCCTGATGAGTATGAACCAAAGCACCCACAATTATTTCCTCCTCGTGTAGGACCAGATCCACAGGCGTTACGAGACGCTCGACCTGATCGTGTGGAACCAATTCAGGTATACGTAGGAGTTCCTTTGGTAGAGTTACCTAACAACGCAATGCCTCGATCAGTAGGCCAAGTTGGAACTGTAGGGGTATTAGCATCATGAGTTTTACGTACGCAGAACTAAAAACCGCGATTCAGGATTTTACAGAAAACAACGAGCCCTCGTTTGTTCGTAACATCCCTTTGTTCATTCGTCAGGCAGAAGAGCGTATACTAAAAAACGTGCAGTTAGATTTGTTTCGTCAAAACTCTACTGCTCAAGTAATTGGCAAGAACGAATACTTAGAGGTTCCATCTGACTTTTTGGCTCCGTTTTCACTTAGCTATACAACGGCTCCAAAATATCCGACAGGTGCTAGTTGGAATGAACAGAACCGTTCAAACTTAGCAGAAGCTATTTTTCAGACATCTGGGGGTGTGACAACTCCGATAGATTTTGTAGAGCTATTTGAGAATACACAGGCGTTTCCCGGTATTGCGTTAGGGTCTGTGGGTGGAAACGCTCAAGTAGTAGCGGCAGACTCAACAAAAATGAACAACTATGTGTTGGGAATAACAAGCAGCCTTACGGACGATGAAATTACATATATAGAAGATTACATGCTGCCATATATGGCTGCTAGACCTGAGATATACTCAGCTTTTTATGATGCGACAAAACCTGATTCAGACATAGCGTATCTTGATTTTAAAGATATAAGTTTTTTACGGGAGTATCAGGGAAACGAGGATACTACTGGCGATCCTAAATACTACGCTCAGTTTAACGAAGAGAACTTCATTCTTTCGCCCAAACCTCGTCTAAGTTTCCGTTGTCAGTTAAGTTATTTCTATCGTCCGATCAGTTTAACTGCCGGAGCCGAGAGCGGCACAACATGGCTCAGTAAGAACGCTGAGATGGCTATGCTCTATGGATCCTTGATCGAGGCGGGTGTATACATGAAAGAAGAGCCTGATATTATGCAGATGTACCAGTCACGGTTCCAAGAGTCGTTGATGGGTATTAAGATGCTAGGTGAGGCAAAACAAACCACCGATGAGTATCGTGTTGGTAAGGTAGTGAGACAGAAACAATGAACATGGAAGCTCCCCCATTTAAGATTATCACAACAGATAATAGGGGCCTAACTCCTGAAGAGTTAGCAGAGCAGTGTGCAGACAAGATCCTATACATTTCGGACGAAGCAACAGAGGAAGTTAAGGATCAGGCACGAGCGTATAGAAAAAACCTCGTATCTATGTTAACACACTTCATGAAAAGATCAGTTCGCAATGACCGCGTAACTGTGTATAATGCCATAATAGAAGCGGGTTACCCAGAACTTGCTGAGTATATAAGGAGACTTTAAATGGCTTTAACTTTGACTACGGCAATGTGTAGCTCCTTTAAAAAAGAGCTTTTATTTGGTGTACACGACTTCGCTGCCGCAGGCGATACTTTTAAGATTGGATTGTTTAAGGACGAGGCAGGCGCGACAGGTTCGTTTGGCGCAGGCACCGCAAACTACGCGGAGGTGGGTTCAGCAACAGCCGAGAACACAGGTTCGGGGTATTCTTCTACAGGAGAAAACCTAACCAGTGTTGATCCTACTCTTGATGGTACAACTGCGATTACAGATTTTAACGACGCTGAGTGGACAAGCTCCACAATTACTTCGTTTGGTGCGTTTATCTATAACAGCACACCTAATACAGGTTCCATTTCTGTAACAAACCCAATGGTTGCGATTCTGGCGTTTGGTGCCGATAAATCGTCATCAAGTGGTACGTTCCAAGTTGTGTTTCCAAACGCAGACCAAAACAACGCTATTATTCGGATCGCATAAATGCCAAAGGTTTTCGACAGGATAAAAGAAACGAGTACAACGACTGGTACTGGAGATTTTACTCTTGCCGGAGCCGAGAGTAGTTTTATTGCGTTTTCTGATGTGTTGGCGGTTGGCGAAGAAACGTACTACACGATCACCGCTGACAGTACACAATGGGAAGTAGGACTAGGGACGTACTCTGCAACTAACACACTGCGTAGAGATACCGTCTATTCCAGTTCTAACAACGGCGCAAAAGTAAATTTTTCTGCAGGGGACAAGGTTGTGTTTATAACGTTTCCTGCAGCACGAACAGTGACAGACCAACAGGCAGTAGCACTAGCGATAGCCTTGGGCTAGGAGAATACGATGGGTAAGAAGCTTGTTTTCGATTATACGTTTGATGCGTCTGCGGGAACGATAACAGTAAACGATATCTATGCTCAAAAACGTTGGCAGTTGATCACTAACCTGACTGACAATGTGGTGGTGTATCAGTTCAACGATCCGGCCTTTGGTTTTAGCGACGTATCGTTTGATTATGAGAATACCACCACAACGGTAACTCTCGCATATGATACAAGCTCTATGTCTGACACAGATCAGCTTCAGATTTTTATTGACGAGGGTTCTACCGATATAACCGTTAACGACAGGTTTATTGACCCTGTTTCTAAGATTCGTGTATCGAATCCTGAAAACCTGATTGACACTGACTTTGAATATGGTTTGCAGTCCACAAAATGGGAAACCTTAGAGCTTACAGCTAACATCCCGACGTTCTTTTCTCGGTCAGGGGACTTTTCACTTACAATCACGTCTATGGATGTGACAGCGGGTAGCGATGTTGTGGCCGTGGTTACTGAAGAAACTCACGGTTTGCAGCGCGGTTCTCCTTTGATTGTTCAAGGATCAGCGGACGTAGCAGCGGATGGCGGCTTTGTTGTTTCCGCTAAAATTGACGACAACACGTTTTTGTACAAGGCAAAAACTGTGTTTAGTGCAACTAGAAGTATTAAAGACACGTTCACCCAAGTTTTCCCGGGGGCTATTTACTCAGGTACGGAATTTAAACTGTCTAACATAGGCGGTATTACTACGGATGGTGCAACACCTACCAGTGAGCTTACTGTTAATACAGTAGATCCTACTAACTTTACGTTAGATACGAAGATGGCTCTAGCTAATTCTTTTGCAAAATCTACTCTAGAATTTTCAACCGATAACGTTTCTGCAGGAACGGTCTCTACAGTCACACAATCTTATGTGAGTGCTACTCCTACAGGTGAAACTGACGACTTCTTTTTGGGCGGTGTAAATCCATATATGCGGCTTCCTGATCCGCGAGACGCTTTTTACTTTAGAGAAGGTACTTCGGACATTACCATCGATACAGTAAACGACAGGATTATTTTTCCGTCGCCGCACGACTACAGTAGTTATCAAGCTTTGATATACGTCACTGACACTGCTTCAAATACTGCAATCGGAGGATTGAGTACATACAGAGCGTATTACATCTATGTGATCAACAGTACGACTATAGAGCTAAGAACAATACCTAATGCGAGTTCCACTTACAGAGTAAACCTAACAAGTGTCGGAAGTAATGGAGGAGTTACAAAGGCTCTTTTTTGGAGAGTTTTTGAAACTAGCTACTACTATGGTCGAAGCTACTACATGTTTAACTTCAGACAAAGCGTGTCTAGTATAACGGGAAGTTCGTCTTTTTCAGTTAGAATTAAAGTGATGAACTTTAACGGCTTCAATTATGGTGGGCATCAATACCTAAATGAGTCTGATGACATGTATGACTTTAACCGAGGTGTTGCCACCTATTGGTTGGCCCAGTATTGGTCTTCCAACAGCACATATGGCAGGCTCTTTTTTGGCTCTACTACTTCTAGTTATGTATCACAAAGAAATTATCTATCTGACTATGGGTATTTGGGTAGGTATCAAGACACTTTTAGACAAGCTAGCTTTTACTTACCTAATCATGGTTACACCAATGGGGAGGTTGTTACTGTAACGGCCCTCACAGGAATATTACCCCTAGGTATAACTGACGGAGGCAGCTACAAGGTAATCGTCGTAGACGATAACCGAGTAGGAATTTCTTCGGTTACGGGTAGTACGATATACTTTCGGAGTGCAGGTTCTGCCGATCTTGAGTACCAGTTCTCACAAACCACGGCTAGCTCAGACAGAGACACAATTGGGATTACAGGCACTTCTTTACAGAACGGGGATGCAGTTACGTACTCCAATGGCGGGGGGACGACTATCCCCGGGCTTACTGACGGCACCACTTACTATGTAGCGAACTTGGCTAGTGACCGTTTTATGCTTTCTACAACCCCTTCTGCTACAGCGTCAGGGGTCAGAGCAGATGTTCCTAACCAAGGCTCCTCAACTTATGTATATTATCCAACTAACAGTATTAGAAATACTTCAACTACAGGATTCACAACAGGAGATGCAGTTCGGTATACCACTGCAAGTATACCTATTCTAGGTCTTGAAATTGGGGCTGTTTATTTTTTACGTGTTCTAAGTAGTACTGAGTTTAGTCTATACTACACCTCTGCGGATGCTGTCGCAGATACCAACCGAGTTCTAATATTCTATGTTGGAGGAAGTGGAGCAGCAACCTTTACTAAATACAATATCGTTGACATACAGGCCCCTGTTCCCACAGGAGAAACACAGTCACTTACTGCGGACTTTGTCGGAGCAGCAGATGGGAACTATGCGATCACTGGGTTGTCTGCGGATCAGTTGTCTTTTAATTTTCATGCCCCAAACCAGATATCCGCAAGGACGATTACTGTTGAAGGTGGTAAATCCTTAGTTGCTTCGTTAGACGCACTTCGAATTGTAGATCACGGTTTTATTACAGGGGATAGTTTAGATTATACTGAAACAGGGGTTTCAAATCTTAGTGGTCTGGTTAGTGGCACAACCTACTATGCGGTGGTTCGAAACAAAGATTTCTTGTCTTTTGCCGCTACTGAAGAAGATGCGGTACAGGGAACGATTCTTCCGTTGTCCGAGACGGGGGCAAGTTCTTCTCCTGTCACAGGTACTATAACATTACAGCCGACTTCTATTATTGGTGCCTTTAATGGTGGTGGTTTAATAACCTATACGGGCAGTAGTAACACTCTAACAGGTGAAGGAACATCGTTCACCTCGTATTTCAACAAAGGTGACACGTTTTTCATAAACCAAGTTGAAGACAAGAACACAGGTGACATAACAGGTTTTACTTCCACAACCTTGGTGGTTAGTACGGGTCACGGCTTAACAACTGGAGATCCAATCTTTTTTAGTTTAACTGATGATACGGGATCTTTTCCTATCGCCGGGATAGACGGAGACAACGTCTTTTTTGCTAGGTCTATAGATTCCACAACATTTGCCGTCCATTATACAGAGACAGATGCTAACGCAGGAACAAATACCGTTACTATTTCTAGCGCGGGAACAGACTGTCAGGTTAACGGCGTTAATGACGCGGGGGAATTAATTGAGCGTGTAATTGATTATGTTAATAGTGATGGTCAGATTACACTCACGGAAGATCTGCCTTCGACAGGACAGACTGACGTAAACTACCTTCAAAGAACAACTCTTTTGTTACGCCCTGATGGTTTTGCATTGCACCGTCCCTATGACGGTGGGGTGGAATTGATTCCACCCACAAACCCCGACAGTCAGATGATCCGTCAAACACGTAAGTATTTCCGTTATCAGTCTGGTAAAGGTATACAAGTTTCGTTTGCGGTTAACTTTAGCCCAACCTCTCAGATTGATACGTTTAGTAGAAACGGAAATGTCGGAACTATAAAAACACGTTTTCCACATCGATTGTCTACTGACTTAGCGGTAACTGTTACAGGTTCCACAAACCAAGACGATACGGTTGGTACACGAACATATGCTGTGACCGTTGTGACAGACGCACAAGGCAATAATAAGTTTTATATAGACGGTGACTATATTTCTTCTCTAGACTTGTTTGAAGGAAGAACATATCGTTTTGATATGTCCGACGCTTCAAATTCTGGGCACCCCTTACGGTTCTCTATAACAGAGGATGGTACTCACGGAGGTGGCATAGCTTATATAACAGGGGTCACGGATAATTACGCAACAAACGCGCCCGGGACAACGGGGTCGTACATTGAGATAACTGTAGCGAGTGCGGCACCTGATTTGTTCACATACTGTGAAAACCACTCGGGTATGGGTTTCTCTGCACCTACTCCAGTAGATCCTAACGGTAATACAAAAAATCTGTGGAACGGGTCTTTTGCAGTTCAGAGTGTCGTAGACGCATTTACCTTTACTGTTTCCTTAGACGGAACACCATCTGATGCACAGGCACAAGGTCTTGTTGAGTACTACGTAAATGAATGGAACAATAGTAGCTTGCGTTGTGGGTTGTTTGATGATCAAAACGGCCTATTCTTCGAGTATGATGGGCAGACTCTGTACTGTTGTAGAAAAAGCTCTATCCAACAGATTAGCGGCTATGCAAATCTAACCTTTAGGTCAGGTACTGTTACAGGGGTAGATACTAAGTTTTCTTCGCAGCTAGTAGTAGGGGACCTTATTGTTATTAAAGGTCAAACGCACAAAGTCACACGTATAGATAGTGATTCAGTGATGTACATTGCTCCTAGCTATCGCGGCGTTGACTCTAATAAAGTGGTGATTACTAAAACAAACATCACTCGGATACCTCAAAACGAGTGGAATTTAGATGTTTGCGATGGAACAGGTTATACTGGGTTTAATTTAGACATCCACAAAATCCAAATGGCGTATATCGACTATTCTTGGTACGGTGCGGGTAAAGTACGTTTTGGATTTAAAGACCAACACGGTGATGTTCGATATGTGCATAGTTTTGTGCACGGCAACTTCTTCACTGAAGCGTACATGCGGTCTGGTAACGTTCCGGCTCGATACGAAATTGAAAACATTGGGCAACCGACATATGTTCCTGCGTTAGCGCACTGGGGTACTTCGGTTATTATGGATGGTCGTTTTGACGCTGACAGAGCGTACCTCTTTAACGCATCTTCTAACAACGTTTCCGTTACGGGTGCTGCGACGAACAGTACAAATGCGCGTGTAGAGACTACTAACACATACGTTTATAGGATCAACGGAAATAACCGTGCGACTATTGGACATGCTCTTCTAGTTCAAACACCCGACGCAGTTTTAGGTTCGTATTCTGCCGGGACTGCGGTGTCAGGAGCGGGGCTTCCTGCCGGGACTACGTTAGCACTTCCTACGAGTACGAGTGTTAAACCCTATCAGCCTTATCTACCTTCTGTGGACACCTTTATAAATTACGGTTTCTTCCTATCTGATAGAGAAGACAGAACCTTGTTGGTCGTAGATAAACCACCCTTAACAACGTCTGGAAGTTTTAGTTCCTACACTCTTGGGACTGCGGGTGAATCAATTAACGTGACTAAAGAGTTGCCGTTGATCAGTATTCGATTGGCTCCTTCTGTGGATACAAGTGCCCCGGGGTTCTTAGGTGAGCGTGAAATTATCAACCGAATGCAGTTGATTCTTAATCAGGTGTCTGTGTTGTCTACACACGCATGTACCGTTCGTTTGGTCCTTAACGGGCAACTTTCCACGAATGCTTGGCAGCGTGTGACAAACCCAAGTTTGAGTCAGTTGATTTTGCACTCTAGTGCCGATATTATTTCAGGTGGTCTAAGCGTATACAACTTTGAGGCTTCTGGTGGAACCGGAACATCTGGTCGTACCCCTGTTTTGACGACAGAAGCACTGGGTGAGATTGCCACACTAGGTAATGCTATCTTAGGTGGAGACAATGTTTTCCCAGACGGCCCAGACGTTTTGACCGTGGTTGTCCAACTGAACGAAGACCCATCTACGGTTAGTGCATCAAACCCATTTACAGCATCAGGACGAATCAGTTGGTCTGAATCACAGGCGTAAAACATGTTAGGTAACGCGGCATTTTCTGAACAAGCTATTTCGACAGAGGGCCTGCCGTTTCCTAACGTGCGCGTAGATTTACCTACCCCTGCCGCGTTTGCTACCAGTGTAGGAAGTGTCGTTGTAAACGAGCTTCTTGTTACAGGCGTTACAGCATCGGCTATTTTGAGTTCTTCGTTTGGAGTAAACACCTTCGTTGTAAACGGTGTGTCTGCAACGGTTGAAGTAGGTGACGTGTTAGTACAAGAACTGAATATCTCAGGTGTTGAGGGGGTAGGTTTAGTCGGGCAAGTTCTTGTTTGGGGGGCACTGATTGATGTAGTAGATACTACATGGTCAACAATTGATCCAAATCGTGATACAAGCTATAGTAACATAACGCCAACCCCCGGCACAACATGGACTAATGTTGGAGGAATGAACTAATGACAACCTATTCTGCTATTGGTGGACTAGCTCTTATCGGAACAGGTGAAGAATCTGGTACGTGGGGTACAGTTACCAACTTAAACCTACGTGCTTTAGACCGTAGTGGTCACGGTTATACGACAATTGACCTGACATCTGAAGGTACAACGTATAATCTGGTTACTAACGACATCACTCAGTCCTCAGACCTAGATGCTAAAGGTCATTACAAAGGGTTGCGATTCACAAACGCTTCTGCGGACACAACGATTGTTGTTAAGTCTGGCAACGCTACGACAGAATTCACACAAACCAAAGTATACTTAGTCATAAATGCAACGGCACACAACTTGATCTTTGATCAGGATGATGTTGCATCTCAGATCACTATTGCTGCAGGCAAGTCCAAAATCATTTTTGCTGCAGGCGGCAGTCTTCATGACATGTCGTCTACACTAGAAATGGATTCTGTTAAGATTAACGGCGGGACAATTGTTTCTGACAATGCAACGATTAGTGGGGGTAGTATTACAAACATCACTGATTTAGCCGTTGCGGACGGTGGTACAGGAGCCAGTGATGCATCAGGAGCTCGTCTTAACCTTGGTCTTGTTATAGACCAAGATGTCATGGGTTTTTACAACAACTTAGATTTGTTGCGTAACGATAACACTAACATTCAGGTAGACAATAACGTCCTTGTCACAGATGCTACAGGCGATCTTCAATTAGAAACAGGAGACACCCTTATAGCTTCTATAGGGTTCGCCGGGACAATCTCGGATTATGATAAAGTTGTGGTAACGACAGACGGGACGGCAGAAGCAAGTAAAGCACTCGTTGTAGACGCGAACCGAGACATTGGTAACATCCGTAATATTGCGGCAGTTTCTTATGACGAGACATTTGTAGATAATGGAACTACTGCAGCTTTTGACCTTGCTGCAGGTAGCGTGTTCCTATACGAGCCTACAGCAAACGCAGTGACCGTTAGTTTTACAAACCTGCCCCAAGCGGCAGACACTTTCTGTAAAACATGGACAATGATTGTTAGACCTTCGAATGTTAACCCGGCGATTACATGGCCTACTAACGTTACGTGGACAAACGGCTACACACCTGCAGACCCAAGTACTAATGAAACAAAAATGTACACCTTTTTAGCAGTGCCTCCACAAGGCGGCGGGGTTCCTGAGATCTTCGGGTTCTTGGCGGGTGATAACTTCTATTAAAAGGTTCTTTGATGCCTAATTTAGCTAAACGGTTTGCTTCTAATACTGAGTTGTTTAACACGCCGATTCAGAATGAAACGGCGACTACTCCTTATGGTTCTGATTTTGTAGACGAAAGAAAATTTAATATTGATGAGTCTACGCTGACAGGGTCAATAAACAACTACGCGCCATATTATGGGTATAACGTAGACAAAGTAGCTATTCCCGCTGATATTGATGACGATGCAAACGTGCCTCGTATGAGCTATGATTACTACAAACACGCCAGACAAGGTTTTGTGTTTGATATGGTAGCTACAAAAGCACCTTTAATTCAGTACAGTAACTACTCCTCTTGGGACACTCCGGGGACTCCAAACACCAACAACCACAACGGTGGTTATTTTGATAACACAAACGTAGGATGGCATCGCCAACAAGGGTATCTGGTATCTGCCGCAAACTACACCACTGGTACAGATCCTGACACAGACCCGGGTGTATCTACTATGCGAGTTATGGTGTACGGCGTTCCGTTTTTAGCAGATGTGAAAAACTCTGATAATCAGTCTATTTACGACGCGGATACTCTTGGGTTTAATTTCTTAGCTCCTACAGACACATATGCAGGAACCCCCGGAAGCAACCGTGCGGAAGAGATTGCCACAAACTACCTTGTGACCAACACTCCTTCTTCTCCTGCTACTTTTGGTGGCAGTACACTTCTACTGGATGTTACGGACACAGACCCTGAGTACTTTAGGTACTATAACGGCTCGGGTGTAGATAGACGCGTAACGGACGTTCAGTTTGTACGATGGGGGGTTACGAACACGGTTAACAGTGTTCCTGCTCACATTGATGTACAACATGGGCCTACAGTTACTCGATTTGATACAGGTTGGGAATCATTTACTGTTCCTGCAGGAGGGTTAGATAGAACATACACTAGACTTGCCAGTGTAGGCACCACATTAGGTTCGAGTAAAACTCATTTCGATCTTTCGGCTGTTACAGGAAGAACTTACCAAGCTAGTTCCGTTGCATCCTTCGAGTGGGCAGAGAATGGGTATAACGTTTATTTGTTCGCACTTGAAAGTGGGGTAGACGGCGATCCCGACCACGCAAATGAGTGGTGTGTTTATCGTTTAGACACAGAAGTCGCTTTTGATTGGGGTAGTTTAACACAGCGAGAAGTTGTGAAGACTGGGCAAGGCAACGGAAACTTTGGTCTTAATTACGGACCTATTGGAGCCGTGGGTGGTAAGATACGACTAAACCGAGGGTATCAACAAGAAGTTCGCCAAAACGGGCAAGGAGATCCTGCCTACGAGGCCCTAAATTACAACCTTAAAATCACGGTTTGCCTTGGAGGAGAACAATTTGACCAAGATAAATTGGCGACTAAAGGTCATGTCTATACGTTAGACACTGGAAGCGGAACAGCAACGTTGGACGGGTGTAACACTACCGCTGCACGAGAAAAGCGGTGGGCCACTATGTGGGACGAACGTCTGTGTAAAGGTATCTCCCGTAGTAGAGAAGGTTTTCAGGGTGCTCAAGGTCTGATTGATAACCACTCTCCTTCCTTGGTGTACTTAAAACACGGAGATTTGCCACAGGTTCATGAGAAGATTCCTCAAGTAATTCTTGGGTTTGTGGATGTTCAAAAGGGGTACGACTACTATTTACGTTCTATAAAAGCCCCTCCCCCTGTAAAAATTGGTGACGATGGTAACCAGTACAGTATCGGTGACCTTGTATTGCAGGGTAAAAACAAGCTAAACGACCCAGATGTAGACGGTTTAGACAAATATTATACGGAGTTTAGTAGTGAGAACGTAAACGGAACATTGCCTCCGTATACATACTCCCTTAACCGTCGTGTTAGTGAAATAATAGAAACTTCGGCTGTTTTATGGAGTCCAGATGGAACTAAGTTAATATGGTGTAAGGGAGAAAACAACGCTGCCACTCTGTATCAGGTTACCTGCAGTACACCCTTCGATCTTAGTACAGCGAATTGGAACAGCTATATAGAAAAACCCATTGACCTAGGTCCTGACACTGGTAATCAATACTTTCCTATCCATACCTTAAAGTGGGTACGGTCTACTCACTACCCCTCTGCAGATTCCACTTTATACGACACGTATGAACACGGTCGTGCAATTGGTATATTTGGTAAGGGTAGAATAGCTAGTAACACTGTTAGACCTTCACAGTTTTTCAAAGGCAGCGTAGTCGATGGTGGAAGCTACAGTTATGACAGAATGGCTAATTATGAAGAGGTGGTTCTAACACCTTCTAATTCTGGTAGTTACCAGACAACTCCGTTTACCTTAGAAGACAAAACTGTAAAAAGTGCCTATTTCCGTCACGACTCAAGTACGTACAGACGAAAGCGCATGGATTTTCAATACTCGTTAATCAGTGGTAGCCAACTGGGCAGCGAAATTTACAAGTGGGATAGAAGCGTTAACTGGTTAAGAAATGATCCTGTTGTTGGAGCACCCAATACCACTTACTACGACCAAACCCGTAATATCAGTGCGTGGGGTTTTGGTGGTTTTGACTGGTACGACCAAGGTAGAAAGGCTCTGTTGATACTAAATAAAACAGGGTCTGATGAATATGTTAGATATGATCCTGTTAGAATAGCTGGTGTTAATCCAACAATGCGTCGTGCTAATAACGCAGGAGACGGCCACGGTCAGGAAATCTGGATAGATATTGACTTTGAGGTTCCGTATCAGTTTTTCCATACAGAAGCGAACGACCCCGGAAATGTTTTTGGAGCGAATAGTTTAAACACAGGGTATGCATGGAACATTACAAAAGCTCATTATAACTATATAGATTATGACCAAAGCCATTTTAGGTTCTCATACCTTGGTGCAACAATGTACCTTATGAACTTTAAACTCATAGACGATGGTAGAAAGATGGTTCGAATGTCGGACCCCGGCATAACACAAATTGTTCATAGACCGTGGAATAGGTGGGTTCCTAACACCTTAGACGAACCTAGTTTCGCAACTAACAACTCTTTCCAAGCGCAGATAGCCAAGAATTGTTTGTTCGGTCCCTATTCATATAAGAAGAATTTAAAGCGTGAGGTTGCGTTAGTTCAGAAAGAAGGTTACTCCTATCAGTCATATATAAGCAATCCGCAGCCAAACACATCCCGTTGGGGCGGTGCTAGGACTGCGATTTCTCCTGACGGCACTCTAGCACTTATATCTCCGACGGATTATGATGTTTCTAGTATAGAATTGTCCCTAGTCGATTTAACTACCAACACAATTTTGCGTACTATTGATGAACCTTCTTCGTACACCACACCTGCGCAGGAGTACCCATGGGCCTATCCCAGTGGAGGAAGAGCGATTGCTAAAACGGGTGGAGTGAATTACGGGCTAATAGGCAAAGGGGATTTTGACGAAGGTGGTTATGTAACTCCCACCTACACGAATAGGGGTCGAGCTTATCTATATAATCTAGATACCGGAGCTTTATTGCACGAGATTCAACCTCCTGATGACCCTGCGCTTTCAGGTGGATCCGTTCAGTTTGGTGGCACTGTACAAATGATTGAGTACATAGACAAATTCGGAGATCCGGGTCTTATCTTATACATTTCTGCTCTGGGTGATAATACAAGTTACGCGTTTGGTTCTAAGGCACACATTTACTATTACGACGTTTATAGTGACAGTTTGACGCTACTAGTTTCTCACGATCCAGATGATGCCCCTGATCCTACATATGGAGGCATGGGGATTTATTGCGCGTGTTTAGCGACACAATCTTTTGATTCTACTTATAATGATGTAGGGGGGAAACGCGACCCTGAGCTTTATGTTGTGTATACGGAACCTTATTATCCGGGCGGTAGAGACACGCAGTTTCCTAATTTTGGGAATAGGAAAGGACGCGTTAAGCTAGGCAAGTTGTCCCTGTCTAGAGGCTACAGATACGGTCCTGTTACAGCCAACCATTATGATGCCCTATCTACGTTTGAAGTAGACACTCCAAACGTTGTTCCAAGGCCAAGTAGCTTTGGCACCCAAGTCTCTATAGAAGGGCAAGCGGGTTATGGAATGCCTTATCAAAAACAAATCATCATTTCTGCGGTCCAGACCTACACTAGCTACCCAGATAGGGACACCGTTGGAGGCGTTTATATATTTAATGATTTCAACGACTTTGTAGGCAATCAAGTTACATACAGTGACCCCACAGTTTCCCCGCACGTTACTTTTACAGCACCCCAACCCGTCAAGCCGGGTTTGTATAAAAATTGGGAATCAGGGTTTTATAACTTTCAACCTGTTCTAGATGATAAGATTGTTATCAGTTCTCGGGATGTTTCAAGATTTGACCTGTATAACCGTGATGGAACGCACATCGAAGCTTGGAACTTTGGTTATTATCAAAAACCAGATAATTTTTCTTGGCTTGCAGATTCTAAGATACAAGCCCCCTCTGCTCTTTACTACGATACGGGGTCACTGACAAAAAACAGATTTTTCGTCAATTCAGTCGAGGCACGGCAAGATCCTTATAATGTAACTTATGGTGAAGGAACTTTGTTCCAATTTGATTTAGATAAACCCAACTTGGAGCGGGTGGTTTTTGATACACGAGTTCCTGATACTGAAACGTACTATTTTGATACTTTATATTGGTCTTATATGAATCAGTCGTTCAACGTGAGTCTTCTCAGTTTTGACACAGACCCAAGCGGTAAACGACCCATTTTTGCTTATGGGGTGGATTATGCAAACTGGGCAGCTTACAAGTATACCTATGCAAACGCAGACCGAGTAGGCTTACTGCAGCACAACGGTAAAAGAAACGTTAGGAGTGATTGATGTCTTTGATACCTCTAAAATTTCAGCCGGGAATAAATAGAGAGCTAACTCGTTCGTCCAACGAAGGTGGTTGGTACGATATGGATAAAGTTCGCTTTAGGTTTGGGTTTCCGGAAAAGATTGCCGGATGGTTAAAAAGATCCACCTCCCAACAATTCTTGGGTCGCGCACGAGGATTAATTTCTTGGGTGGACCTAAGAAAAGAACGCTATATCGGAATTGGAACAAACCTAAAATACTATATTGATCGAGGCACAACACTTTTTGACATCACCCCTGTTAGAAAGACGCTTACCACAAGTGATGTTAGAGATATCCGCATAGATTTTAGCGGATCAAGGACCGCGATTCCCGGTCTGTCTGCGTCTTTGGGTGATACGTTTGTTTCCATTGGCCCTATTGTGCCTACAGGTGTTTCTGCTACGGGGACCGCAGGTTCTCCTGTTAGTAATACTAACGGCACTCCGCTGCCAGATAACAGTGCCGTGGTACGGAATATAAACATCAGTGCTGTAACAACCGAGATTGGGTCTCCTATAGGAACAGCGGACGACATATTTAATTTCTACGTTACTGGTGTAGATGCTACTTCGACCCTTGGTTCTTCACATTTGATTACGACTGATGATCAAGATGACCTGACCTTCTCTGTTACAAGCGGAAGCAGAATAGTCACTGCAACAACCACAAAAGAACACGGAGCAATTACCGGGGACTTTGTTGTCTTTACTGGGGTGGAGCCCACTATAGGCGGGTTTGATGCGGCTACCGCAGACGCAGTGAACCAAGAGTATCAGATAACAAAACTGTCTAACTTCCAGTTTACTTTCCAACTGCGTCAGACGAATAAATCCCTTAACGACATAACTGTTAATGGCGAGATAGATGACGACCTGTATCCGTTAAACTCTACGGTAACGACAACAACAGGAGGAGGCACACAAACAGTTGCCACTTTCCAGATTAACGTAGGCTCTAACATCAGTCAGTTGTTTAACGGTTGGAACGCAAACGCGTTTGGTCTTCAGGGTTGGGGTCAGACACAAGCGCAGGCTTCGCTACGTTTGTGGCACCACACTACTTTCGGGGAAGACTTGATACTTAATTATCGTGACGGACCCATTTTCTACTGGGATTCGTCCGAGGATGTTTCTACTCGGGCCGTGGCCCTTACGGACCTAGACGGATCGACCCGTGCTCCGACTATTGCAAAACAAGTGTTGGTTTCTGACCGAGATAGACACATCATTGCATTCGGTTGTGACCCAGAGTTCGACCCCGGGGTCCAAGACCCGTTGACTATTCGGTTCTCTACTTCAGATGAGGTTAGCCCGGGCAACAACTTACGTCGTTGGGACACAAGCACCGACACTACTGCGGGTGAGTTGCGATTGGGTCTGGGTTCCCAGATTGTTCAGGCTGTGGAAACGAAGCAACAGATTCTAGTCTTTACAGATACCACGCTCTATACGATGCAGTTCCTTGGACCTCCGTACATCTTTGGTGTGTCAGCGGTTTCCGAAAAGATTACAATCCAATCACCAAACGCTGCCGTTGCGGTTGACGATGTTGTGATGTGGATGGGTGCTAACGAGTTCTATGTCTACCAAGGTTCGGTACAAAGGATGCCTTGTACCGTACGAGACTACGTCTTTAACGACTTTAACTTTGACCAAGCGGAAAAGGTTATCGCAGGTGTGAATTCTGAGCATTCTGAGGTATGGTGGTTCTACCCTTCAGCAAACTTTGATGGTCAGGGGACGTACCGAAATGAAGACGTTGATCGCTATGTGATCTATAACTACCAAGAACAAACTTGGTCAGTAGGTAAGCTTAACCGCACTGCGTGGATGGACCGTGGCTTGTTTAACTTCCCAATTGCGGCAGGTACAGACGGGCATTTATACGAACATGAGAAAGGGTTTGATGATGGTTCTACAAGCCCTGCTCTTCCAATCTCGGCATACATTGAATCTAGCCCGTTTGATATTGGCGAAGGTGATAAGTTTATGATGATTAAAAAGCTTATCCCTGATATCACCTTCAAAGACTCCACCGCAGAAACGCCGTATGTAAACATAGACTTGTCTACAGAACAGTACCCCGGTAGCGGTTTTGACGCGCTGAACAGTTACAATCCGTTTTTGCGGCAATCAGACGGGACACCCGTTATAGCTCTTTCTTTACTTTCGGCTAGTGTTGGTTACCCCGAAGAGGAAGCGCAGTGGGTTACGGCAGAAGCAATGCCCGGCAGATCATTAGGAGATATAAACTTTAGTGGATATGTTAATTATTCAGATGGACTTGAATTTTTAAGCTATCACGCTTGGAAATACTACGGGTCTACTAACAAACCTTCACAGGATATAATCGACTACATAGAAGACTACATGCTGCCATATATGGAGGCTAGACTTGAAACTTATGTAGCTACGCCAAACATAAGCGGACTTGAGCCAGATTTACTTGGCAAGAAGCTGTATGAAAAGTCTAATAACCAATCAAATATTTACAAAGACCCTATTCGATATGGAGTTCTTCCTGAAAGTAAAGAAGGTTTTACAGATTACGTAAATCTTAGGCTTCGGGGTCGCAGTGCCACGTTTAAGGTTTCGTCCAACGAACTAGGTGTTGGTTGGCGTTTGGGTACACCTAAACTAGAAGTTAGAGAAAGCGGGAGACGTTAATGCCGTCGTTAAAACTAACCCTCCCGTACTTCCCACAGGCTCCCATGTCGTATGACAAGAAGTATCTCGACAGTGTGGTGCAGTCGTTTGCGTTCTACCTGCAGCAACAAAACAACCCCGGGGATAGTGCTGTATCTACCCTGAGTGTGTTAAACCTAGCAACATATGCAGACAACGCAGCGGCGGTCGCAGGGGGTTTAGTTGTAGGGGATGTTTACAAGACGGCTGACGGTGATTTAAAAATTGTAGTGTAAAAGGACTTTGCTATCTGCTAAAGTGAGTTCAGTTATAGGATGAAGGACCATGTCACAAGATAAACAAATGGATAAAAAACAAGGGGACCTGTTAAGTTCTCTTGGTAGTCTGGTCGGTATGGTTGCGACAGGCGGTAATCCCATAGGAGCAGTACTTGGAGGGGGTCTTGGAACTCTTCTTGGTGGTGGTTCTTTGAACGACGCGATGCGATCAGGGGTTGGCAGTCTTTTAAGCGCAGGTTTGGGTGGCAAAGCCGGACTCGCTCTTAATGCATTAAACGCTTTAGGTGGCGGCGACGGTTCTAACAGACAGATGGGCGGTGCTCTGATGGGGATGTTAAATACTCCTGAAGGACAACGACGTGCGGCTCAAGCTGCGGCAATGGGCATGGTTGGTGGTGGTCC